GTCTAAGCCTGTGCGCTGGTGCACCCCCTCCCCGCGGCCTGCCCCGCCGACGTCCCCCGACGGTGGCGGCGACGGTACCGGGGATAACGCAGGCGGCGCGGACAAGGACGCCCCCGCTGAGGGTGTGACCGACGCCGACGCACCCAAGCCTATCGCCGGTAAGGACCAGCCGGCGAACTGGGGTAGCGCTGAGTGGCTTCTGCTGTCCGAGCTGGTGCGCGCGGACGGTGACACGGACACCGGCTGGCATGAGCTGAAACGGCAGGTGTACGTCCCCACCGACCAGACGTCTCTCGCCATCGGAATGATCCTGACGAGCCCTGAGTCGGGTATCGACATTGCGGAGATGGACCTGTATCCGGCGACGGGTGTCACCGAGCTCGCCCCCGGCAGTGTCACGTCGGACAAGGTGGTTGCTTCGAAGGAGCTGTGGGCGAAAATCGCGGCATTCGGTAGTGTCACCACGGAAATGCTGACCGCCGGTAACGCCACCGTTAAGGGCTCCGCGGTGGTCGGTACGCTGACCGGTAACCGACTGGAAGGTGTGTCCGTCAGTGGTGGTACCCTGTCGCTGCTGTCTAGGGATGGTGCCCACCAGTCCCCGGTCGAGCAGCGCAACGCTGACAGGTCCGAGTACAAAATGCACGCTAACCAATTCGGCTGGCCACTCACCAAAGTCGGTACTTATGGTGTCGGCGGCACCCCGACCGGGGCGCCCGTCAAATACGACGGGGCCGCTTATTTCTACCTTGAGAAGCTCCCCCTGCAGAAGCAGGAAGAATACTACGACTGCTACGCGGAGATCAAGGTAGAGGCGCAGAACCCTTCACTGATCCGCATCTGGGCGGTCACCCGGTCCGGTGACATTATCGACGAGCCCTACCCGGTGCCTAAAGGCCCGACTACGCTCCGCGTCGGCCTCGGCTCCGGACGGTCCCGCCAAGTGGACGGCTGCGCCATTGCCATATACCCATGGTGGAAACAATGGTTCGGAATCTACTACATCCGCGAGTACGGGAAGCTTGAGAAGCCGCAGGCCGACGCTACCCTGGAGATTAAGAAGGTGAACGGCGAGCCGCGGATGGAGATCAGTAACCCGGAGGGTACGACAACGCTCCGCGGATCTGTGCTGGACTTCACCCCCACAGGGGGCGTTGCCCGGACGCCGCGGTGGTCCGACGTGTTCAATCCGCCATTCTGCGAAGTCCATTTCGAGGGTAGCTGCTGGGGGTACGCGAACACGAAACGCGGCGACTGGGGGCACACGCCGGGCGGTATTATCGTGGACCGGCGTGCGCAACGTAACCTGAGGTGGCTTGACAACGAGTACGCGTTTTTCATTCAGGTTCCGGGCATTTACATGTTCCAGGCGATCTGCCGCGCCTTCGCGTCGAACAAAGTGTGGCCTTCCGGCTCCCTGTTCTGGGTTATGCAGCCGCCCTTTGGTGCCGAGGAGGCCGTCGGCGGGGCGGGCACGTCCGTCCCCGACCACGAGGGTGACGCTATCCGCCTCAACCCTGTCGCGTTGAAGTACTGTGTGGCCGGTGAGAAGATCGCCCTTCGGATCAGTGAAGGTTTCGGCACTAACCCGCAAGCGGACTACCATGTGTATGTCAAGTACACGAATTTCCGTGCTATGGCTGCTATGATTGGTGGAGCATGATCTCTAAGGAGGACGAGTAAGCTTATGCCTACTACACGTTGGGATGGGGCGGTTGTCCCGCAGGCTGGGGACGCCCTGCTGGGCGCGTGGCCCACGTTCTCAGACTCTGTTGGCACGTTCATTCGTGTCGCGTCTGAGGAGGAGGCTAGGGCCAGGTTGGCGCAGGCGCCTGCGGGTGTCGTGTCTGCCGGCAGGCCGGCAGTGTTTCTGATCGGCGGTGTTCTGTATACGGCGGACGGCACCACGTCGGGCGGTAAGTATAATCTTCGCCCGACCACCGGCTACTCCGGTCTGCTTGTCGACCACTGGGACAAGACAGACGGCCGGGGTAGGCCGACGTCGGACACGTCCGCCCACGTGTGGGGCAAGAACAGCTTCACCCTGTACGGTAGATGCCTGGTGTCGTTCACCCTGGACGTGTGCGTGTCGATCGTCCACTCTGATTTCGCGTCCGAAGCAGCCAAGGACGCAGCGGTCGGCTCGTATTTTTTCGGGTTCCTTCTCGACGACTCTGTGATCTGGAAGTCGGAGGTGCAGTACAACCGGACGTTCATGACTCACCACCTGGAGTGGCGTCAGGAGGTTGGTGCCGGTTCGCATACGGCGGCGTTCATGACGGCCGGCGGGTATGGTAAGGACCCGTATTGGCATTACGCTGGGCAGGCGTTCCCAGGCACGCGGTTCCGCGTGTACTCGCTGGGCGCCACTGACTGATACAATAGGGGCAGGAGGTTCAACATCGTCGTTGAACCTCCTGTTCTTCTATTCGGTATTCTACCAGGGGGTACACGGCGTATGGGCGCCTCAATATCGCCGCATCGGTGGCGCACACTTAAAGCGAAAAAAGTAGCGCGGGGGATGGTGGAAGCATCAGCCTATGGCTCCCCGGACGCCGACAGGTGGCTGAACGACGCTCTTGCTTTGCGGGTTAACACGATCCGGCTGACGAACCTGTTCGAGGAGTCCAGTGCTGCCGCGTTCTCTAACGCCGGGGATAAGCTGGGTGAGCAGGACCGTAAGGTTAAGGCGGCCCTGTCCGCGGGCATGGACGTGGTCGTTGACCTGTCTTGGATCCGCAACCTGCTCGTCAAGGAAGGTATTAACCCGTACTTCCTTAGCGAGCGGGAGTTGAAGCCGTATGTTGAGATCGCCCTGTCGCAGCCGTTCCCTGACGGGTCCGGGCGCACTTACGCGCAGGCCCCGGAGGTTGCTTATGTTGGGCTGTGGGGTGAGCCTCTCGCAGAGTATGGCGATGATAACCCGGTGCAGCAGGCTAAGTCCGGTGAGCAGCTTCGGAAGGCATACCGGGTGCTGACCCGCGTCGTGCGTGATCTTGGATATGACGGGCCGATCGCGGCCGGCGGCTTCAACCACCTGTCGGATGATGGTAAGGGCGCTGACGGCGGCCTGCAGATCGACAAGATCGCTGAGATGCCTGAGATCGACATTCTGACGATCCACGGGTACGGCGACCAGCACCACGTGGAGACGACGGCGCGCATGTTCGCTACGGCGGCGTGGGCTCACCGGAACTGCAAGCCGTGTGTCCTGGAAGAGATCGGGTTCGCCGCTGAGGACTTCAACTCGGACTCGCTTCGCGCCCTGGAGTTCACGAAGCTTGCGGCTGCGGTGAAGTTCTCCTCCATGGACGGTATCGGCCTATGGAATATCGGCCAGTACAACGGTTACGATGTGCGCCCGGCCGGGCATCCGAAAGCTGCTGCCGCGTGGCGTGACGCTGTGGCTGCTCTGCCAGTGCCTATGCGTGGCGGTGTCGCCGTGGCGGCTTCGTCGTCTACACCCGCGCCCGCGCCTGCGCCTGGCGGCGGTTCTGGGCAGATTATGACTGTGTCCGCTGACGGGCTTACTTGGAAGGTGGAGGGCTGAGACGTGGCTACCATTGCTGAGGGTTATACGAAAGCTGGCATTGACGCTGTTGTCAGCCGTGCCCGTAAGGAAGTGGCGGAGGCGACGACCCCGTTCATCACGGGTAGGCGGTTCTACTCGCCTGTCTCCTACTTCTGGCCGGACTACTACAATGATGGTCAGGCTAACAAAAAGTCGAAGTGGGTTGAGACACTCCGGTATGCGACGTCTACCGGGTATGTGATCATGAACCGTAACAGTGGTGACTGGGCCACGGCTGACCATGATTTCAAGGAGCAGGCTCAGCGCGCGCTGAGCGCCGGTGTGAAACGCGTGCTCTGGTATGTGAAGACCCAGTACGGTGTCGCGTCGCTGCCGAAGACTGACGCTGCCAGGCAGGGTGTGCCGAACCCGGACAAGTACACGCACGACCAGATCCTCGGGCAGCTCGCCTACTGCAAGAAGTATTACGGTGAGCTGTTCCAGGGTGTTTTCCTGGACGAGATGGTGAACGGCTGGGGCGCCCAGGCTCCGAGGATCGCCTGGTATAAGACGCTAGTGGACAAGATCCGCGCCCTGTACGGGCCCGGCTTCGTTATCGCTGGTAACCCGGGTGCGAACATCGGCGCTGATATGCTGGCTCTGGATGTTGACACGTTCATGGTGTTCGAGAACTCGGCGACGAATTTCCTGAATCCACCTTCCGGGTCGCCGATTGAGACGGATGCGATGAAAGCTGAGCCTGCGTCGAGGTTCTGGTATGTCATCCACGACGTCACCGAGGACAACTACTCGCAAGTCATGACCAAGGTGTCGCAGTGTAATGTGATGCACCTGTACGTGACTGACGGGAAGCTGGTGACCGGCGCGGGCGGCCAGTGGAACCCGGACGTGAACCCGTACCAGAACCCGCCGGGCGAGTGGATGCTGCCTCTCACGATCGCGTGGACCCGCCACATGCTCACCACTGAGAACAGGGTGACCGACCTTGACGGGCGTGTCAGCAAGCTTGAGGAGCAGGTGGACACCGGCTGGCAGAAGATCATGCGCGGCCAGTTGACGACGGGTTTCGAGTATCGCATTGTCGGCCGGCAGATTTTCCTCCGCAAGTCTGGTGACGTGTGGAAGTCGCTGGGTAAGCTGCCGAAGGGTGAGAGGCGTCTTGTGGACCTGCCGAAGCAGTACGGCGTGCCTGAGAGGCGGGCGTTTGTTCTACCGAAGTCGGATGGCACGTCGAACGGCAGTGTGGTGGAGGTGTGGCCTAATTACACGGTTACCGCGCACATCACCGAGGAGGCCAACTATGTGGCTCCTATGATAGACACGCTGCTGAACTGAGTATGGTAAACTTGGTCGCGGTTGCGGGGGTGTTTCCTCCTTTCTGACCCGCAGCTGTGGTTGGTAGATGCCCCTCTCCCACCTGGTTCTTTTCTCATTTTCTGCCAGGTGGGAGAGGGGTTGTCGTGTATAATGGCGGGCAGCACTTGTGTATAAGCTTCCGCACACCTATAGGACTCTGAACATGGACCCGTATCTTACCCGGCCGCCGTGGCAGCGCACCCTGGACGTTGTTCTGCGTTCCGCCCTGTACTTGTCGATCTGTCTGTTCGCCTTGTCCCGTGTGGTAACGCCGCATGCGTTTATCGACTTCTCTCACGCGGAGGACTGGTACTACCTGTGCCTCCACCTGGGTACCGCCCTGGCCGCCATGGCCGGGTGCGTAGCCGTAGCCACGAGGTCGTCGCAGTCAGAGTATGTGGCGCTCCCGTTCCTGCTGGGATTCATGGGTTCGGTGACTGTGCTGTCGGTCGCAGTGCGCGCTCCGCTTCCGCACACGATTGTACAAGTTGCACTCCTGCTGTTTTGTAGTGTGCGATGGAATGTCCTGCACAATATAATTAAAGCGGCCCGCGAGATGCGGAAGCATGAACTGATACCCCTGGAGTGAACATGTCGCCTATCATCGCTACGGCGACGTCGCTCGTAACCCTTCTCGTGGCAGTCATCGGAGGCATAGGCACATTCATCAAGACTGTGGCTGACCGGCGGCATGGTATCCGCGAGCAGGAGATTGCCTTGCAAACGTCCACGAGGACGGAGTTCGTGGAGCTGGTCCAAATGTACAAGGACGCAGCCGACTACTGGGAGCATCAGGCTAAGACCAGGCAGAACGAAATCGACCGGCTAACGAAGCTGTTCGCCGACAAGTAAACGAGAAGGGCCCCACTAAACGTGAGGGCCCTTCTCGTTTACGCTGTCCGGCAGGTTACTGCGTGTACTTGCCGAGCAGAGTCGGGTTGAACCCGCCCCACATGGTTAGCGTCACATCGTCCTGGTCGGACAGGCGGACGATCGGCGCCTGGCTGATGCCGGCCCGCTGAGCCTCCTTGAGGATAGCCGGCGACTCGTCGACGGCGGTCTCCTCGTAGGGGACCTGGTGGCGGTCCAGCCACCGCTTGGTCGCGGTGCACTGCACACAATTGGGCTTCGTGTACACGGTAAACTTTCTCATAGGATCTCCTTCTGCTCTCAGTTTCCTGTTGGCTTGGGTCGTGGCACCATTCTAGCGGCAACGTCGCAGTTCCGCAATGTCTTGACCAGGTAGTAGTACAGGTGCCGAGCTGAGTCGCGTACGTCGTCCGCGTCCGGCTCGCTCACCTCCTTACCCGTCGGCCAGAACCCGAGTGCCCGCAAATGCCGGTCGGTGATGACGGACTTCGCCTGGGCTGGTGTTTGCCAGGTGACGTGCGGAAGGTAGAAGTCCAAGATAGCGTTCACCTTGACGGGCGTCAGGTCGGCTACGAACTTGTTCTGCGGGCGAAGATCGAATTGCTCAACCACCACGACGTCAGGGCCCCAGCCGATGTACTGGTCAAGCAACCGGCGGGCTGTGGCCTTGTATGACTCCGCCTTGAACTGGCCGAACCCAAGAATCGTTTCGTTACCCCACGTGCCTTGCCCCTCGTTGGGAAGCTCGGCGCACACGTACCCGGTAGACACGCCGGCGTCAATAGCGTACACGCGCATGCCGGGTCACCAGCTTTCCTCGTCCTCTTCGTACGGTTCAGGCACGAAGGCCGCGTTGTCGGCTTCTATCTTCGCTTGGACGGCCGCCTCGTAGTCGGCCCGCCACTTCTCCTCGAGCTCGATCACCTCGGGGCCAGTGAGGTTAGTGGTGGTCTCCCCCGTGTCCGGGTTAATGAACGTGTACCGCGCACCAGAATCCTCCAAGGGCGCCTCCGGCGGTGGCGGCGGGTATTGAATGTCACTCATTCTCGATCACTTCCTCTACGTAGTCGACGACGTCGTACTCGTTGTGGTAGGTGATGAAGTGCACGTTGTGGTTGGGGAACAGCCAGTGCGCTGCAAACGGCTTTTTGAACCTGTCGCCAACGTACTCACAGTACTGGAAGGTCATGTTGATCTGCTTCTCGTCGTCGACGTCAGACACGTGGCGAACGAGGTCACCCGTCTTGAGAGTGCGGACGCACTCGGGGCGGACGACATATTTGGTCATTGGTGGTATCTCCTCATCTCCGCGTGGACGGTCTTGATCTTGTCGGCGAGGCCCCGCACTTGCTGCAGGTCTGCGACCATGCTGCGGTCAGCAGTGTCCTCGTATTCGTGTCGCAACGCCAGGATAGCGTTTCTCAGATGGTAATAGGCTTCGGCGATCTGTGCGGCAGCATCATCGTATCTCTGGGTCACTGTCTGCTCCTTTCGTTGACGTGGTCTGTGAGTTGGTGGACGCGGGTTCGGATCTCCAGGACCCGCTTAGCTGGGGACGGGTTTGCCGCTTCGAAGAGATGCAGCATGCGCTGCAGCCCCCTTGCGGCGGCGTAGACTCCGGCCGTGTCCGCATACCTGTCAATGTACCACTCGGCTTTGATGAGGTCGAGGGCTTCAGGTTGGCCGGCCTTGTGGCCTGCGCGGCACACGTATTTCCATACGTTGCCAAGCTCAAAGGGCATGCCGCCGGCGATTTCGATGGGCTCCGGGGTGAGTCGTGAGTAGTGGGCCGGCGAGACGGGGCTGTCGCTCATGAGATCACCGCCACGGCCTCGCCAGCGGCCGGGTCGACGTGGAACAAGTCCCAGTCATCGGGCACCGTCTCTCGCTTGGCGTGCATGATGATCGGGGCGGTGGCTTGCTCGTAGTCGGCGTCCGCGAGTGAGGGGAGGACAACGGGGGTGTCGTTGCCGTAGCGGACGGCGATATCTTGTAGGGAGCGCAGCAGCCCTCCGACGGTGAGGTTGACCTGGTCGTCCATGTCTGTCTCCTTGTTGTTCATGATGATGATGATGATGATGATGATGATGATGATGATGATGATGATGATGATGATGATGGCGCTCTCAATTTCCTATCGCCCCCTGTTTTCACAGCGCGTGAAGTGCTGTTCCTCCCACTCGTCGGAGAGACGGACAGCCGCGTCGAAAACATTCTGCCAGAGGCCAGACTCGCTAGGGGTGAGCGCAGCGATGACATCGAGAATGTGACCGATGGCAACGTCGACGGTGCCCGGGTCGTAGCAGCCGTCCTCTTCGTATGCGATGCGGCGCGCATACCGGGCGGCCTTGCGGAAGTCTTCCTCGGCAGCCTCCCCGGACTTTCTCACGGAGTGGATGAGGCACTCAACGATTCTGTTCTCGCAAGGGCGGAGATGTTTGGTGATGTGATCGGTACCGGTGCCCGTGGACCCGAATCCACCCGCGCCGCGGTCGGTGTCGTCAGCCACGATGCCGGGCTCGTACTCGACAGAGGGCAGGGGAAGGATAATGAGCTGGCAGATGCGGTCCCTGGCGGCGACAAGAACCGGGTCGGCGAGCGCGGTGATCAAGACTTTCAGGTTGCCGCGGTACCCGGAGTCGATGACCCCCGCGCCGTGAGGGATGGTGAGTCCTTTCTTGCCGGCAGAGGACCGGAGGGTCAGCTGGCCGTAGTAGCCGTCGGGGATGGCGGCCCGGACGCCGAGGTCGATCGTGTACACGGCGCCAGGGCAGACGAGGCAGCCCTGCCCTTCAGGGATGTACAGGTCTAGGCCGGCGTCTGTGTCGTGAGCCCGCGTGGGGGTCGGCACGTTCATTGTTCTTTGGTAGGTGATTTTCATAGGTGTTCCTTTCCGGCCTTCGCAGCTGAGCTGCGGGCGGAGTCAGGGATACGGTCGATGGCTCCACTGATAGCCTCACGCGTGGCACCGGGGTCGCAGGCAACCTTATCGCCCGCCGTTTCGAGAGTGTAGAGGCCGTCCTTAATATAAGCGAAGGCTCTGCTGCCTTGTTCTGTGCGCACTTCAATGTAGGGCATACCCAGCTCAGTGCGTCGGAAGCCTGCGAACTCCTTCTCGGCGATCCGCGCGCGGATTGCTTCAACAAGCGGCGTGAGAAGGGAAAGCTGACGGGCTGCGTCCACCGTGTCCGGGTGCTGATTAGTTTTCATGCCTTGAGCCCTTTCATGTAGGCGAGAATGTCGTGGTGGTCTGCGTGGGCGGGTGGTCTCTTCGCTTCCCTGGAGGCTGCCACCACGACGGTTGCCTTGTCAACGCGGAGGTTGAAGGGTTCGAACTTGCCTTTCGGGTCGACGCGGCGGATGGAGAACTTCACACCGGAGTCCGGGGCTGGGAGGTCCAAGTGGTCGACGTACCACTCGGCTGCAGCCCGAGCCGTTGGGAATCCCCACGATCCCGCCGGGCGGAGCCGGGCCTGCTGGTCGCGGCAGCGGGGCAGGATCGCGAGGATCCGTTTGTCCCGGTCGGTGAGGGTGCCGCAGTTGCAGCGGGGCCGGTGGCCTTTGTGCAGGTTTGCGTAGCTGGCCCACACTGCCTTACCGCAGCTGTCACAGGTGACGTGCAGGTACGAGTACATGACCCGCTTGCTGACCGCGTAGTACCCGCGGACGGGGGCGTCGACGCGCCACCTGTCGTAACGCATGCCCCAGATGCTGTGGTCGTCGACGTAGGCGACGGGGTCGCCCCGGCTTTTCTCTTTCTTCGTCTTCCGTGGCATGTCAGTCCTTTCTGTAGCGGTCTGTGGTGTACCCGGCGGCTGCGAGGGGCAGGCCTTTCGCCCAGTTGGGGGCGTCGCACATGAGTGAGACTAGCCTGTCGACGCTGCCCGTGTCAACGCCCTCGGTGACGATTTCGTCGTGGACGTGGGTGACGATAGGTATGCCAGCCTCGACGACGTTGTGGATGGCGTGCGCGAGGAGGTCGCGGCCGAGCGCCTGGACCACGTTCTCGACGACTTTCATGGGGGATATGATGTCGCGTCCGCCTCTCGGGTTGACGGAGAGGCATGTCCACGCCCGGCGTGACCTGTACTTGGTGCGAACGGTCTCGTACTTGCAGTCCCGGTAGACGGTGGGTCGCCCCGAGGGTAGCCACACGTACCGCGTGCCCGTGCGTTCGTCGATCTCGTAGGTGATCTCCGCGTTGGGCATGAGCGGGGACCGCCAGCTGCCGCCGTAGATGAAGCATTGCATGAGCGTGTCCCACAGCTGAACGGTGCAGGGGTGTGTCTCTCGCCACTTGTTGACGAGCGCTTGGAGTTCGGGGCGCATGGCTTCTTCGGGGGTTCCTTTGGGGAACAGCGTGGCTCCCCCCATTTTGAGCATGGCGCCGGCGCCTCCGCCGTACCCGCAAGCGAGAACGGTGGTTTTCCCTTTCTGCCTGGTCATGCCAGCGGCTTCACCGCCCATAGCTTCCGCGGTGGCTACGTAGATGTCACCGCCATCTTCGAAGGTTCGGATTGGTTCCTCTTCGCCGGCGACCCAGGAGGTGAGGCGCGCTTCGATCGCGGAGTAGTCGGCTACTGTGAGCGGCCCGATTATGAGCGGTCGGATCAGTTTGTTCAGGTCTGCTGTCGGGATGCGGATTCGCTTGTGCAGTTTGGCGATGGCCGCCTCCTGTTCGTTGTCGTCATCGAAGTGTGCGCGGGGCATGTTCTGCGGTGAAAAAGTGGCTCCTGCCCACCTCATTGTGTTGGCTTTCCCGTAGTTAAGTGTCCCCCGGAGTCGGCCGTCTCGGTTAGCGGCTTTGATAGCGACGTCGAATTTCGAGGCGGCAGCGGCGGACACGCGAGTCTTGATCTCCAACGCCTCACGGACAGCCGCCGGGAGGTTCTCCTGGTCGAGAAGCTTAGCGACGTGCTCCTTGTCCAGCGAGTCTGCGATGACGCCCTGGCCGGCGAGCCAGCTTCTCATCTGCGGGCCGGAGTTGGGGTTCGCCAGGCCGGTCAGCTCTTTGAGCCGGCTCAGGTCCGTCTTCTTGTTGGCCTCGAAGCACAGTTTCCCGAGGCGCGCGAGAGGCACATCCATGCGCATGCCGTAGTCAACGATGTGCCCATGCTCGATGTTGCAGATGCGTTCCTGCTCGGTAGGAAACCCGCGGTGGAGACGGTAGACAGCGTCGCGCATGGACACAACGTCCTGCCGGTTGTAGTCGACATACGCCTGCCAGTCGGCGGGCTTCTCTTCGGGCAGTGTTCTGCCGCCCTGGCGGTTGGGCTTGGAGAACAGATTGATGAGCCGGCCACCGGCTTGGTCTTTCTGCTCACCGCCGAGCGCCCGGGTGAAGCCTTTCAGTGAGCGGGGGAGGCCCCAGCAGGAGGCGAGCGCCATCGTGTCGACGTATTCGGCCGGGTCAATGTACTGGCCGACTGGCAGGCCTTTGAGTCGGCTGAAGTTGACCCGTTCGAAGTCGCTGTTGTGGGCGACCTTGAGCACGTTCGGGTCGAACAGGCCAGGGATTTCCCGGATCTGGTCGTGCCCGTACGCGACGTGTACTTCACCTTGGCCGATGGCCCAGGAGCAGATAAGGATCTGCCAGTCCTCGACCTCGCAGTATTTGTACACGGTGGCTTTGGACAGGTCGACGGATGAGTAGGTTTCGATGTCGAGGTGTAGTTCGGTGCCGTCGAAGATGCCATCGAACGTCCACTTGGGGTGCAGTTTGAAGAGATCTCCTGTTCTGATGTCCTCGGCTACGGTCATGTGGACTCCTCTGTTTCCTGGTCTGGTGGGGCTGGTGGTCCTTTTTACAGGGTTAGGGTACACCCCCTCAGCCTTGTGAGCCAAGGGGGTGCACCCGTGAGACTTGCCTCAGAAGGTGATGTCGCTTGCGGCTGACATCACGCCGGGTGTCTCGAACTGGAACCGCTTGAGTTCCAGCCTGTACCGGGTTTCGCCGTCGTCGCCCTCGTAGGGGGATTTGTCGATGTACCCGGTGGCAGTCTTGCCGACCAGGCCCTCGACGACGCGGGCCTTGGTGGTGGGGAAGTTGGCGGGTTCGACGAGGGCGTTACGCTCGGCGGTCGTCTCCGGCCAGACGCCGGCCCCTTCAAAGTAGCGGGGGATGTTCCAGTGCGGCTTCTGCCGGCCGGTCTCTCGGTCGCGGTAGGACAGGACGGTGAAGTCGGAGAAGATCTGGCCAGCTGCTTCGCTGTCGCCCTTGATCTCCCAAGTGGTGACAAGCATTTCGTTGCCGGCTCGGCTGACTCGCCATTCGGCGGCGTTCACCTCGATCGGGTACTCGCCGGGCTCGAAGTTGGCCCTGTCGAAGCGGGGCTTCAGCTCGAGATCCTCCATGTTTGCGTCGTCAAAAAGACCCATGTTAGTCGTTCCTCTCTGTGAAAAATTCCGGGTGGTTGTTCATGAGGCCCGCGATGGCGACCCTCGTGGATCGGAGCCTGTCCTCGTAGGTTTCTGGTGTGCCCCCTGTCCGTCGGTTGGTGTAGCGGTGTATGCGGACTATATCAAACACGTTGAGGTAGCGTCCGCAGCACGCCGGGTCTGTGGTGTGATGCGAGTACCAGTGCCAGCCGCCGTCCGTGGAGATCATGCCAGGCATGCTGTGTGACCCTCGGTACTGCCACCGGTAGGGCGAGTCCGTCTCGTCGTACGGGAGGCGGAAGACGCTGACGGCGGTATGCATGTCGACGTTGCGGCAGAACCGGCCGATATTGCCCCCGGGCAAGTCGTCGAATCCGATGCGTTGGCGTTGCATGGTCTCTACGCTGGGCGCGGGCTCGGGGTCGAGCAGCTTACCTTGCGTGCGCATGCGGTGCGGGACTGGTGACCCGTCGGCGGACACGGGCAGGTACATGAGCCGGGCCGGCTGCACTGTGGACGGGTCCCACGACGGCTGGCCGCCAAGCATGGCGACGGCTGTTTGGGCGGTGACCCGGTACTCGTCTGGTGTGCACGGTCGTGACAGGGGGACGACTACCCTCCGCCGCCTGTCCGAGGGCGTGGACGAGGCCGTGTCCCACACGAAAGTCGGGTGCGGGTACAGGTCCAGGTAATCATCCAAGGTGGTTGTTTGGTTGGCCCAGTGATCCGAGTCAAGCACTATGGCGGACCTGGTGAGGACGTCATTCTTACCCCTGCGATTACCAGCCGTGGTGCCGGCGATGAACAGCGGGGCGGCTGTCTTGTTGCCGACAATGGGGTTCTCACACAGGTCGATCAGGTCACGGCTGGTTAGGTCGGCGGCCCGGCCAACCGTGTCCTGCACCGACTGGAAGAGGACAACTCTCACTTGTGGTCCTCGACGGCGTCGGTGATGAAGCCATGCAACTTGCCGAGGGTCGGGTTACCGATGGCCGCCGGGATGGAGGCTAGCTTCTTTTTGGTGACAATACCAGGCTGCTGCAGGTAGAGAACGGGGACGTTCTTACCTTTCTCGACCTCGGTCCAGGCGAGGTATCCGACGAAGTCGAACAGGGAGGGGAGGCGCGTCAGGGACTTGCGGCCCTCGAACGTGGGAGAGATGAGGGTGGCTCCGGTGACCTGGTCCTGTTCCCTGGTGGCGTGCGTGATCGCGATGACAGACAGGCCCGGGTAGTTGAACAGCTTCGAGAGGATTGACACGGGCTGCTCGTAGGCGGCGGCCCACTTCGCGTACCCATCCCCGCCGTTGGTTTCTCCGTAGTGGCGAACGATGAGTTCCTGCATGAGATCTACTGTGTCGATAACGACTGTCTTGAAGGGGAATTCCTTCTTCCGCAGCGCTGGGAGGATGACCTTTTTGGCGATGTTCTCGAAGTCGGCCCAGTCGTCACAGTGGACGATGGTGATCTTGGACGTGTCGCCGTGCTCGATGAGGGGAAGCGTGCCGCCTTCGAAGTCGATGTAGAGGACGGGTGACAGGGCGTCGACCTTGGAGGCGGTGGCGGCGAGCGATGACTTGCCGGAGCCGGCCATGCCGAACAGCAGGAGGCTGAAGTCGGTCATGGTTTCGGGTTTGACGACGCGTACGCCCGCGTTGGCGAACATCTGGTTGAAGTCTGGCATGTGTTCATTTCCTTTCAGCATTTGTGGTCATCCGAACAGCCCGCCGGTG